TTTGAGCTTGATAATATGCTAAAGCACTTTCTCTAACTTCTCGTATGCTTTGACCATTACTACCACCTGTCGCTGGTTTTAAATTGGTAAAACTTACTGAATCTTTTGACTCTTGAACTAAAGTTGATGATAAGTTTGAATCTTGTATTTTGTAACTAATACTACTAATGTTTACAATGTCACCTGCAGCTACGTTATCCTCAACACCACCTCCATATGAGTATGTAATAGTTAACGTTGTGTTTGAAGGGGCTTGACCAAAAGCTTTTGTTTTTAAAAAATTACTTGGGTCAAAAGCTTGACCTAACTTACTTGGACTACCAGGTAGATTAGAACCAACCATATCGGGATTTGGTATAATCTCTTCGTCAGGATTATCACTTGTGCCAGCACCAAATCTTAAAATAGTTTCATCATTTTGATTTACGTATGTTGTAAATCTACGAGCAGTCTTTTTAAGTTTTAATATGTAGGGTGATATTTCACGACTAACAACTGAAGTTGGGTCATTATCTACATTGTTTTCTATATCTTCAAATACTGTATCTCTTGCTAAGGAATCAACTTCACTCCAACTATTACCATCACTATCAGTACAAGAGATAACTTCTATTACATCTGAGTTAGCTAGTTTGATTTGTGAATACTTCTCAGCTGTGTTGAAAGTAAATCTCTCAGTAACTATATTACCACTTTCAACTTTGACTGATTTTTTTAATAAGAACTTTGTTGGTGAACCACTGTTTGATTCAAAAATCTCAACGTCTCTTGGGTCATATGAACTTGAGAATTTAAAGTTCACATCTTCTAATGTTCTGAAGGTTGTACCTGTACTAGCTGCTGTAATTCTTGACCCAGCATCAACTGTCAATGCATATCTGAAATCAGGTTTTTCATTTAAAGCAGGTACTGTTTGAAATACATTTAATATTGCTGTTGCAGCAGTTGTTGTTTTAGGTTTATAACCAAATGATTGAGCAATATTATAAACGTTTCTTTTTTCTTCTGCATATGCAAGAAGTGATTCTCTAAATTGTGAATCAATATAATAAGAAAGTACGTCACCAACATAAGCAGCCATTTCTATAAACATCATACCAGGTGATGATTCGTTAAAGTCATTATATGTGTTTGGAAAATATTGTTTTGCAAACTCAATTAAATTATCTCTGAAATCACTAAAATCTTTATTAAGATAATTTACTTGTTTTACAACATTCTTTTTTACACTTGTTCTAGCCATTTTAAATCCTAAGAAACTGTTTCAAAATAATTTGTATTTATCAAAACCTCTTGTGTCGTTCTACTGTTCAATGTAGTATTGTATTTTACTTTTACATAAATTTGATTTTTATCACTATCTTCAGTCAAAGTTTCGACTGAGATGATATTGACATAAGGTAACCAAGTACTAACACATCTATTTACTTCTTCTTCTATTCTATTCGGTAATTCATCATCTATCTGTTCAAATATTAATTCTCTCAATCGACTACCAAATTCAGGTTGTGCAACTCTTTCACCTACACTTGTCAACAATAAATTTTTAATGTTGTGTTGAGATTGTTCAAGTGAAGTTTTAGTCATTTTAAAATCTTGATTGTTACCATTTTTGAGAGGTAATGATAAACCAATATAAACATCTGGATTCAAATCATTTTCAAGAGCTGATGACATTATTTACCTTTCTTATCCATTGCTTTCATTAAGTCACTATAGTCACGAGTTAATGCATTTGTAACGTGTTCTGGAACATCGTTAACTGATTTACCTGCTTTTCTCAAAGTATCTGCAGCTACCATATCTCTTTGTACTTCTTCTGGTTTACCATAACCTAGTAATTCTGTCATTCTATTTGTATCGAATGTACCACCACCTAGAGTTGGATATGATTCTGTTTGAGATTGAGATTTACTTAAACCAACTGTTTCGTTTAGAACTTTATTTAAACTTTTATTTTTTGTGTAATTTATTTGTTTTTTGGGTTCTTCTACTATTGACTTCATTTCAATAGTTGGTTCTTCAGATACTTGTTCTTTAATAAATATCTTCTTAACTTCTTTTTGTACTTCTCGTTTTACAACTTCTTGTATTATTTTTACAAGGCCTTTTTTAGTCATTGTCAACTCCTATTTTTTCAAATTTTTAAGTTTATCTTCAACTGAAAACTTTTTTATGTCTGGTGTACTAGGTATACTTATATCTGGTACATCTGGTAACTCTGGTACTTTAAAATCTGTTTTTGGTAATTCTGGTACCTCAGGTAAAGTTGGTCTTTCTGGTATTTTAAAATTAGGGTCTGCTGTCAATACTTCAAAATTTAAAAACTCTAATTTTGTAATTATATCTTTTACATTATTGACATCTCTAAGTAATTTTCCTGCATCAATTGCAACTTTAGGAAAATTCTGACTACCTACTGAAACCAATATAGACTGAATACCAGTTAATACACCAAGAATACTTTGTTGAAATTCTAACATCTTTTGACCATTTACAGTCGGTAACATTGGTGCTCTTGGGTCACCAATTTTAGTTGTTTGTTTTTCACCAGGATTTAGAATTATACCCTTACCAGCTCTTATTTCTATATCTCTTTTTCTACCACTACTTATTCTAACTTTCTTTCTTCCATTAATAAGTATATTATCAGATTGAATTATAACATTTTTTCCTTTGACTTCTTCACCGTCAAACGTCATACCTTCTATTCCATCTGAAGTAAGATATATTGAACTATCATCTTTTTCAGCATCTGGTTTTTCAATAATTGATTCTTCTTCAGAATCATTAGTACGAATGTGTATTATTGGTTTTTGTTCTGTAGTTTGTGAAAAACAAATTGATTGACCAGTTCTACCTTCGAATAATATACAACCTGGTTCGATAGCAACAGCGTTTTGATTTTTCTTTTTTTTGAAACCACTAAATGTGACATCACCAACTTGACCAACTGCGTTTTCATTTGGTATACCTTTTGAGTTGAGTATATCAGTATAATAAAATTCACCATCTATTTCAGTAACAAAAACTTTTTCACCTTCTACAGGGACAGTTATTTGATTTGGTGATAAAGGTTTTACATTAGATACAGACTTTAAAGTTTTAGTAAAAGTACCTTCAATAACGCCTCTACTAAACGGTTCGTTTAAAATAATTTTTTCAACAATAACTGTTTCATAGTCGTGATGAATTACATTATTAGCATTGATAGATTGTCTTATCTGTCTATCTATATCTACACCTTTAACAAACGTGTCAGGTAAAGGCTTCGGTGGATATTCATTCGTTGGCTTTTCGTTATATGCCATTTAGTTTTCCAATGATGATGTTTGTTCTATTTTATTTTGAATTTTATCGTTTTCTACTTGTATATCTTTGACAGCATCTTCAAGGTTGTTCATTAGTTGATTCTTCTCTTCTTCAGATAAACCAAACTCATCTTCGGATGATGCTCTCTGTTCAGATGAAATAAGACGTTGAACGATACTTGCCATCTTTACAAGTTGGTCATCGTTACGAACATTTATTTCTAAATACTCTTTTATCATTGGCACTATCTGTACTGCAGTATCACCGTCTTTGATAAACTGGACGAGTTCTTTTGTTAAAACGTCTAATTGTTTTTTATTGTATTCTGTATTATCGTAAATATCTTTGAATAGTGAGGAAAGTGATTTTCCATCAAAGATTTCGTAGTCAATAGCCATAATGTACCTAAATGTTATTACTCAATAATAAATATGTACTACTTGAAAAATAGTAATATATAAATATATATCGAATAAAATAATTTGTTAACATTATAGTTATTTATAGAGGTTACTCGGTTAATAATATTACTGAGTAGCCTTTTTTTCTAACTAACGGGAGAAAACCAAATGAAGGAAGTCGTAACAATGGTCAAAGGATATATTGATGATTTAGCTCATCTACTTATGTCCTTTGTAGCTATAGGTGCTATATCTGAAGTTATCTTTGGAAGTGGTATCTTTGGCGTCAACGTTATAGGTAACCTCACATCCATCATTAATAAGTTCGGCGAGTCGGGTTTCGCTGGGCTTGTCGCCTTGTTGGTGTTGGTGGGTTTATTTCGTAAGTAGGACACGAAATAGTTTTATACATCCTACAGTATAAAGCACTAAAAAAGGGAAGTATATCTTCCCTTTTTTTGTTTATAGTAGATGTGAGACTTCTATATAATCTGAATTAAATCTATGTTTTCGAATACCACATCCTTCTACAAATTTCCATTGTTTACCACCTTTGAAAATACTTTTATCAATTATTAAATCTTCATACTTATCATTACTGGTACCAACACTCATCAATACTAATTTTCTTTTGTACTTGTATATAGTTCTTGTGTTTGCAACTACACCAGAAAAGTAAGTTACACCTTGAGATTCTTCACAACCGAAATCTTCTGACAAAAAATCATCACCATCCCACCAACCAGTTTTTTCAAATTGTCTCATTGATGTACCTTGTATTTTATTACGAATATAATTACCTGCTAAAATATTTTGTCTTGGGTGTACCCATTTACGATAACTTGAATTACAGTTTTTCAAAGTTGCTTTCCAAAATCTTTTTGGGTCTCTTGATTTCCAATATGCAAGTGCCCAAACTAATTGACCGTATGCAAGTGCATGACCTCTACAATAAGAATATTTTGGTGAATGTTTTAGTTCTTTAAGTATATCACCTCTTTCAGTTGAACCTCTATGATTATCTAAACGTGACATAAACTCACTAATCACATTTGGCATTTGTTTACTAAAACCACGTCTATAATAATCAGCTCTATCCATTGTACAATCTATGCTATCAGAAATATATTCAATTGCATCTTCATCAGTTATGATTTGTCTTTTATTTTCTTTTCGTAAGAAAGCTGCCTTACGACCACCATCAGCAGCTGCAGGTCTAATTAAAGCTAAAGCTAAAGCTACGTCATAAACAGATTTAGGTTGTAAAGCCAAAATACACTTTCTCATTGTACGACTTTCACTTTGAGTCAACCCTAACACCTCACCTCTACAAAGTAATTCTGATGCTTGTTTATCAAACGGGTCGTAATCAGCAACTGGTTTATTTGAGAGTTCCCACAACTGAGATAAACCTCTGTTACATAATAAATCTATCTTAATGAGATTCTGTGCCTCTACATCATACTTGTCTAAAACAATTTGTTTTTTCTCTTCTTTTAACCACAAGTCTTCTGGTACTTTATCATTGAACACTATAAGACCACCACAATGTAATGACCATTGTCTTTGTTGACCTAGTAAAGAATTAGCATATTTTTTTACATCTTTTCTAACATATGGGTCTGGAAATATTTTATCTAGTTTATAATTTCGAGGTAAGAATTTACGATAACCAAATTTACGAATAGCTTCTCTCATTGCTGACTTTGGTTTATACATAACTTTGTTTGAGATTCTAGCAATTTTACCAGGATGTAATTCGTGAAAGTCTTCTATTAAATGGTCACGTATCCAATGAGGTACATCTAAGTCTACATCAGGTTGTGTATCTCTACAAAAATTCATAAATCTAGTAAGAGGTATTTTTTCTTTGATTGGGTCAATATCACTTATACCAAGTTGATAACAAAGAAGAGATGAAGCTGCACTACCTCGTAAGACGTGAGGTATATTTTTTTCTTTTATTATATCTAATAAATCACAAACACTATGAAAAGTTTTTACAAAACCTTTATCTCTAATTATTTTATATTCTTTATCAAGTCGTCTGATGTAATTTATATTGGTAGGATAGTCGCGACGAAATCTTTTTATTAGACTTCGTACATCTTCTGGATATTTTTTATCTAGTAGATTTATTTTCAGATTATCATTTGTAATCAAAAAATTGAACCTGTATTAGTTGTGTCGATATTACCAGTAGTACTGAACTCTTCTACCATATTATAATAATAGTTTTTCATTTGATTGATAACTCGTGTGATGTGTTGAGTATTAGAATTAGTCATTTCACGAATCATAATGTATAGAGCTTTCTTATTAAAATTCTCTATGTTTTGTCTTCGTCTAAATATTTCTAAAACAGAATCTGCCACAAGAATATCTTTTTGTCGTTTAAAGATATTAGTAATATTGTTTTCCCAATACTCTAACATCTGTTCTACAAACTCACCATAGTATTCAGTAACTTCACCTGTAGTAGATTCACCTTGTACATCACGATTGAAATCAAGAACAGAAATGTCATCTTGTGATTTCATCTTTTTGTAGTTGTTGTTATTATTAAGAATCAAATAGTTTTTACCAACAACAGAGAAATATGAAAATGCTCTACCTTTATCTGGTCTATATTTAGGCATCTGCATTACTAGAAAGGAAACAACCTCATCTTTCACATCTTTAAAAGAATAATCAAAATAATAAAATTTAAAAGTGTGAATTAGATTTTCTGCTAACTTATCGAATGCAGCAGCAATCTCTTCACTATAAATTTTATTTCTTACAGCAGGGTCATCACTATCATTATAACGAATAATAGCTTCTTGTACTGGTGTACCAAAATATACTTTACTTTTTTTACGTCTCTTCTTAACTGCGGGCATTGACTTGCTCTCCTCTAAATTGTTCTAATTGTTTAATTGTTTCTTTTATTTGTGTAAATATTGCACCTACTTCATCATCTGACGCAAATGCACCAGATTCATCTATATTATCTAATTCTGTTTGAACTTGATTGATTTCACCTGAAAAATTTTCAACCCAAGTTTCTAAAGTTTCAACCTTTCTTGTTAAGTTAAAAGTTGTGTAAGCAAATGTTACAGCTATACAACTCATTATTATTTCGAGTACCATTAGTCTTCTCCAAACAGTTCGTTAAATAAGTCTTTAGATTTTTTAGAAAGAACATCTGGTGTTTCTTTTTTCTCTACAGCTTGTTTTATTCTTTCTACTTTCTCAGCTTCTTCTTTTTCTCTGACACTTCTAAGTTCTGGATTAAGAATTTCAGAGTAATTTATTTCTGAATCTTTACTAAACATATACTGTTCTTTTTCCCAACGAGTCGCTAACATATCAGCTTGATGAAGTAAGTACGGTAGATTAGTTTTTAGATTCTTTGCTTCACCATATCCCATCAAATAACCTTTGTTTGCTTCTTCATACATACCATCAGTAAGTCGTAAAGCCAAATATTCTACTTCACTCATTTTAATATTGAATTGATTTAACAACCATACTGCTCTATCTGTTACTGTCATATAGTGAACTCTATTATCGTACTCATACATCTTACCTTGATTCTTTCTATGCCACTCTGATTCATTTGGTATATAATAATCAAAATCCATATTACCTACTTTACCTAAGTCGTGATGTAAAGCACAGAAAATAATTTCTTCTTCACTATACTCGTCTGTATGTAGACCAAGTTCTTTATATAACTCGTAAGTTTTTAAAGCAAACTTAGTAACGTTCAAAATATGTAATACGTAACCACCTGGAAAAGCATTGTGATAATACACGACACCACTAGCAGGTGCAAACAACATTCTGTCTTTGAAATAATCATACATCTTTAGTAGATTATCTTTTCTTTCACCTTCGAATGTATTATTGATTAAGTCAATAACTTCATTCCATTTGTCTTGTAATTGTTCTGGTGTTAATTGCATTTTATCTCCTTAAAAGAAATCGTGATTTGAATTAGATAAGTCAACTTTAGTGTTACTTAATCTTTTGAATAATGGTTTATACTTTTCAAAAGTTTTTCTAGGATTATCACTTTTGACCATCTCATCAATAGACTTCAATAACTCTTGCATATCTTTTGACAATACTTGTTCTTTAATGTAATCGTGACTATAAACATAGTATTCTGCCTTTTCAATAGCTTCTTTAAATAACATAAAGTTATGTAAACGAATTGCCATTGTACATTGACCTTGCCACTCTACTGTATCATCCCAAGTCAATGCTTCAGATAAATACTCTCTATCAAACTCAGTTGATACTGGTAAATGTTTTGGTTCAAAGTCTTTGAAAGTCTCGTCATACTTTGGTACATTAATAGAAGTGAAAGCTGGTTTCTTAAAATCATAACTTAAATAATAAGAACCAAACACTACAGCTCTATCTGGTGATGAACTATCAGTAGTAACAATAACGTTAGAGTCTACTTCGTTTAAAGATTTTTGTAATTGATTTAACATTAAGAAATCTTTTACTTTAGAAATACCTAAGATATGAAAATATTTATTTGTTTCTTTTAAATGTTCACCACCTTGTAACAACGACATAACACCTGACATAAATGTAAAGATGTTTCTACCACCACCACCTACAGCCCAACCTTGAAACGGATAATCTTTCATCTCATTATACCAGTTTATGTATTCTAAATCATTTGTACCTTGTACAACATTTAAGAAATCAGTTTTACCTGATTGATTATCTGCAAAGTATTTAAA